ACTCAACGCAGGAGATGTGCATTCACAGTACATTAGATACCCGAAGGATCCTAAATGGACTTTTGTATCTCTGTCTGGTGGTGAGCCATTATTTGATTCATCGCAGTCCGACTTTCAGGACTTCGAGCTTCCGCTATCCGATCAGCCACAGCTTATAATGAAGATATGCCAGTATGTTGGCGTAGAGATTAGAGAGGCTGAGGTAGTACAGTTTGCTCAAACCGAGGAAGCACTCGATACACAACAAACAAGCTAACATATGTCATATATAAATGATTATCAATATTACGAGAATGGGCAGGTAGTGCCTTTGGATACCAACTGGGGGTCATATCAATATATTTCTTTGGATGATATCGTCAATAACTTTATGTTGATGTACCAAGGCAACAATGAGCTGATAAACAACATCAATAGATACCAGGTTGTGTTCTTTGCTAAGCGTGCCATACAGGAGCTAAACTATGATGCGATGAAGGAGATAAAGATTCTTCAGCTTCAGGTTAATGATCAGCTTAGATACGTATTCCCACCGGACTATGTAAATTGGGTTCGTATATCGCTGTATGAGAATGGTTGCCTACGCCCATTAACAGAAAACATACAGACCAACTGGAGTAACGCATACCTACAAGACAACAACTACAATATTCTTTTTGATATTGATGGGAATGTCTTGTCACCTGCTGAGTCTCAGCTTACAAATGAAAGAATAGATGGTATATCAAAATCTATTTACTTGAACGCCAACAGTCCCTACAACAATTCCCTGGGCTATTGCGTTGATGATTGCTGGTACTTTGATTACGCAGTAGGCGCTCGCTTTGGCCTCAACACTGAAACTGCAAATTCCAACCCTACGTTTGGCATTGATAAAAGAGGCGGCGTCATTAACTTTAGCTCAGGGATGTCTGGTAAGTCGGTGGTATTGGAGTATGTGTCTGATGGCATGGAGAAGGGGGATGACTCCAAGGTAAGCGTAAACAAGCTTTTTGAAGATTATATTTACGCAGCTATTAAGTATGCGTTTTTAAACAATCGATTGGCGGCTCCTGAGTACATGGTCAGACGAGCACAAAAAGACAAATCATCTTTATTACGTAACGCGAAGATAAGAATCAGCAATATGCATCCGGGCAGACTACTAATGAATCTGCGTGGCCAAGGCAAATGGATAAAGTAATATGATAGTACAAACTAATTTTATTAAGGGTCGCATGAACAAGTCTGTTGATGAGCGGCTTGTTCCACTTGGAGAATATGTAGACGCATTAAACGTGCGACTTGGTTCTACTGAAACCACTGAGATAGGTGCGGTAGAGAACTCAAAAGGGAACACTCTTCTTACGCCAAGCGTAGAGTACTTGGGCAATCCATTGTCCGCTTCTGCTCGATGCATAGGTGCGTTCCAGGATGGAATGAGAGAGACTATATATTGGTTTGTACATGACCCGGAGAACACGTCTTCCGCATCTGGAAAAGTTGACTTAATACTTTCTTTTGAAACCAGCACCAGCACTTTACTATACCATGTGATCAGTGAGACCGTGCTAAACTTTGATCCTGCATTTTTAATTACGGGAGTAGATAAGATAGACGAGTACCTGTACTTCACAGACGATAAAAACCCTCCGCGATATATAAACGTAAAGAGAAACTACAATGTAGATACTGACCCTACGGATCCATTGGAGGAAGAGGACATTAGTGTTATTCTCAAGATCCCTGGATTTGAAGATCCTACGGCCACGACTGATCCATTAGGGACACCTTACGTGGATCTAATCGATGTGCCAGGTCGGGAAAACTACATGGAGTATCGTTTTATTTCATTTGCTTATCGGTATAGATATTTAGATGGAGGTTACAGTGCGATATCATTGTTTACTAATCCTGCGTTTCAACCCTCTGATTTTAGGTTTAGTTTTCAGAACTACAATAATGATAGCATGATCAATCGCTTTAACGCGGCTGATGTTACTTTTTCTACTGGCTCTAAAAGAGTTAAAGAGGTTCAGCTTCTATATAAAGAAAGCGGATCAAATGCTATATACGTAATAAAAAGATTTAACAAGAGTGACTTTGGATGGTCTGATGATAGTTTCTATACTCATAGATTTGCGAACAGCGAGATATATTCTCTGCTTCCAGATGATGAGCTTCTAAGGCTTTATGATAATGTACCTCTTCGTGCCAAGGCACAGACGCTGCAGGGTAACAGGTTGATGTATGGCAACTACGTAGAGCAGTATGATATAAGACGAACAGACGGCGGATCTATTATTGATATTCGATATGATCTTGAGTCGCTGACTGCTGAAGTGGGTGGCGAGTTTTTTCCTACGCCTACCACGGCCAATGCAAACTGGTCTATTGAGAATCCTTCCAATATTGTGTCACTACCGGATGGCGAGATAGAGTTTGATCTTAGTGCTTTGACAGCTACTAACCCTACAATACCCGCAGGGAGTCAACTTACTTTTAGGTTCTCGGTTAACAACTCTTTCCAGAATAATAATGGAGGATCGCAGATCCCAGCTACACCATTCTTGGCTGACTCTCCATTCTTCTTAACACTGAACTTTACGTGTCCTACAGATTATACATCTATAAACGCTCTTACATCTTCGCTTGAGTTTCAGGAGGCTTTTGGTACTATAGCTAACATGCAGCCTATACTACCAATTAATACAACAGACCAGGGCGGCACTTTAACTGACAAGTTCAATGCTCAAGTTCAAACACCATACCCGAGCACAAGCATGGTGTTTGTTAACTCAGCAATTGATGGTACGTGCCCCAACCCTATTGGTGCGTTCCCGCCGACTATTTCAATATGCCAGCAGCAGCCGGTCAAGATAACGGCCACCACCAATGGATTTAAGGTTCAGCTACCTGCGGCGCAATATTACTATGAGAACCCGTCTGGTGGAGATAAAAGCATTCAGTATAATTACTATACGTTTAACGCAGCTGCAACCTACGCATCTTTCCTTACTACATCGAATACTCTAAGCTTGCATAGCAATAGAGATTATGAGGTAGGCGTTGTGTATATGGATGAGTATGGTAGAGCTTCCACGGTTCAGGTTAGTGATACCAATACGATATTCTTCCCTCCAACTACTTCTGTAAGCAAGAATAAAATAAAAGTCAACCTACAGAGCGTAGCACCACATTGGGCTAAGCATTACAAGTTTGTGTGTAAGCCAAGTGAGGGCGCGTATAACACCGTGTTCAGTTATATATTCTATCAGCAAGGAGAGAATCAAGATGACAATGTGGCTGAATCTTTTGTGCCCGATCCGAGTAGCTATTGGTTTAAACTTGAGGGTGATAGCCAAGCGTTAGTGTCGGTAGGAGATATTCTTACAGTAAAGATGGATGCGAGTGGTCCTGTAACCACCTTTGAGCAGGCCGAGGTTCTTGATAAGCAAGCTTGCTTTAGTGATCAAATTACTACGGATAGCTTGCCTGGGCTCTACATAAAACTAAAGCCATCTGGATGGTCAGTGGACACAAATGGCTTGATAAACCTTAGAGAAAAAGAAACCAAACAGGGTAAGCGAACAAGTGACTGTGGTGATACGCAGGTAACTAATGTGAGCCTTAATGATCCATCATCAGGTAACGCTATAGATATCCCTGCAGGATCTCGCGTTAGAATACGAGTGCGAAACACCAGGGGTGGCAACAATAATCCTGGGACCGGTGGGTGCGATAACTTAGAACTTCTGTTTGATCGGACATACACGGCAAGCATAGATTATGCTAATTTTTATGATTGGGCTATAGGGGATGATTTGCAAGGATCAATGATAGCTGCGAATGCTGATGTTAATGATAACCTTGATATACATTTTGATCCTACGTTATACACGTCATCCCCATTGCCGTCAACATGCTTTGATATTAAAATAGCTGTAAGGCAAACAGGTGTGGCCCCTAACATTCAGCAGTTTCTGTGCAACAACGGATCGATCCCTGGGTGCTTTGGTGCTGGAGGAGGGAAGCCAAAAGTTAGACTGGAGGTTGATATTACAAGAGCTGATGGTTTATTCTTATTTGAGACTGAGCCACTCGAAGCTGACCCTAACCTGTTCTTTGATGCGTCTAACTTATTAGACATATACACTGATCCGGGGACTGGTTTAA